TTGAATACATCTTTGAACATACGTGGAGAACCTATGGTCAACAACTTAGATCATGCAAAGGAGTTTAGTGAGAAATACGATGTTATTGTTCTTTAATGGTTGCAGCAACACATGGGGTGGTGAGTTAGAAGACCTGAATGATAGGTTTAGTAAGATAGTGTCTGACCACTATGGTGTTGAGGAAGTGAATGAGTCTGCATGTGGTATCAGTAATGACAGAATCACATGCACCACTATCAAGAAGATCAAGAGGAACAAGATAGATCATGTGATTATTCAGTTTACGGTGCCATCAAGAATGAGGTGGTATGATGATAGAGGACGTGAGCATGACTGGACTCCAACTGTAAGAAACGAGAAAAGGTATAATAGTTTTGCTCGTAATCAATGGTACAAGCATGTTTACAATAGACACATAGGTGTAGAGAACATGTGGAAGAACATGTATTTGTTTGATATGTTCTGCAAGAGTGTAGGTCAGAAGTATACTGCTCTTATAGCAGACCATTGGACTGATGACCTAGATATAGACGCTCATTGGAAGAAAAACTTGTCACCTATTCGCATACATAGGGACATCTTGAGGTATGAGTCACTCCTACTTGAACACAAACACCCTAGTCCCATAGGACATAGAAAAATTGCTAAAGAGATTATAAGACATGTGGATTCATAGCGAAAACTGGGTACATGGTAAGGAAGAATACTTCATAGAGAAGTATAAGGATGATACCTACCGCAAAGAGTTACACTACCAAGAACATAAACCTATCAGTGGCAAAAATGTCACAAAGGATCAATTGATGGGTAAACATGGTCTATACAAGTCGTCTCAATCTAAGTCAATATGCTCTGGTTTGCATTGGACAGGATACTACAAAAATGAGACGGGATATGTTGACATGGAGATGTCACAACTCTATACACCTAAACTGGTAGAGATATTGAAGTTGTTTCGTTTGTATGGTAAGCATAGAATATACTCTTTCTCATCTATCTGGGGACAATTGTCAAAAAAGGATGTCGAAGGGTTTATGGTAGACCACGATCACTACACAGAGATGGGTGACATGCTCTCATGGGTGCATTTTATAAAAGTGCCAAAACAAGATTGCTTTTACTTTAGGAAGGGTGATAATAAGATATATCCATCATGTCAGAGATCAGGTAACCTCATGGTCTTCCCTAGTTATTGTTATCATGGTGTAGACGAGAGAATAAATTTAGATGAGAGGTTTGTCATAGTCGGCAATATTATAAGAACTAAATAATACGACAAGTCCAATCGTTATATGGCAGTAGACGCACAAAATTTTCAGACAAACACCAAAATGGTGGTACAGTTTGATAAAACTAGAGGTCTGTGGAACTGGAAAGTGATTACTGCAGGTACAACCAGTATCGGTGGAACGCTTCCTAAAACAGAGAATGGTGGTTATACAGAAACAATAGTATCCGCTTCAAAACTTGCAGCATACAAGATGAAAGAGGTTGTAGGACCTGACGTTGTGGGAACTGGGATTACATTCCATACTACAGACTCTGGTATGATACGTGTTGGTGTATCATCACTAGGACCTACTGGATTTACTGGTGGTAGAGGACATTCCCTCACTGCTGAAAGATTTACAAAAGGATCATGAATAACAACATAGACGCTAGAAACGTATCCACTGACACTCTCCTCGTCGTAAGTTGGAGTAAAGACACCACTCCGTCAATGTGGAAGTGGGAGGTAATTGTAAGAGGCACTGTTGGGTATGGTGGCACACTACCAGACACAAATTATCAAGGATTCTCTCAATGCCTTGACATTGCCATACAGAAGGGCACAGAGAAGATGTTACAAGTTTGTCCTCTTGACGTTGTGGGAGCAGGCACAACTTGGCACACCACACAAACCAATGTTATCAGAACAAGTAACGGAAATCCTAAACCAGAAAAGTGGGTAGGTGGTAGAGGAGCATGGGTTACTAATAAAAAATACACTAAAGACAATATAAAGGGTGGTGCATACGGTTTACAATAGTGGACAAATCTCATTATCATGTTTGGAGAGACAGTTCTCTCCGTAGTGCTCCTTTATTATTCACAGGTTGTAGTTGGACATATGGAGACGAGTTACACGATAGAACAAACGAAAGGTATAGTAAGATCGTAAGTGATCACTATGGAAAAGCAAGCACGAATTTGGGGGAGTGTGGTGTAAGTAACGATTTTATTGTTAGAAACACTATTGGATGGTTGAAGAAGATACAAGTAGAAACTGTTGTCATACAGTTTACAGTGCATCAAAGACTAGAGTTGTTTGATGACAATGGTGAGATTCTTCATTGCACACCACAAAGATTTCGCACTGAGCAAGAGAAGGTCTACTATAAAGATGTGTATACAGATCAGATAGGTGTAGAGAATCTATGGAAAAATCTATTCTTATGGGATACTTTTTGTAAAAAAAGAGGACAAAAGTATGTTGCCCTGATAGCAGACCACTATGATAATGCTATAAGGTTTCCTGACAGGGTATTTGACAAAGGCATAGGACATTGGAGAAAACTATGTCGTGACATACCACGCACCATGTTGAATATGGATGTTCTAGGATTGATGCGACAGTATCCAAAACACTATGCAGGTGGTGTGCATGGTGGTCATCCATCTGCACTTGGACACAAAAAAATCGCAGATAAAGTTATCGAGTTGATAGATGCTATATAATCTGTTATAATATTTGAGAGTGTACCTAATAGTATGGCAAAAGGATTCAAGGTGGTTTCCAAACCACCTAAAGCTGACAACGATGAGTTTGACATAGAGAAAGCAAAAGAACTTATCAAAGGTAAAAGTATAGTATTCTGTCTGCCTGGCAGAGGAGTATCTTATATCTACCTAAAGAATTTCGTATCTCTCTGTTTTGAATTAGTACAGAACGGAGCGAGTATACAGATATCACAAGACTATTCATCAATGGTCAACTTCGCACGATGCAAATGCCTAGGGGCAAATGTGTTACGAGGTCCTGACCAGTTACCTTGGGATGGTAAACTAAATTATGATTACCAACTATGGATCGATAGTGACATTGTATTCAACCTAGAGAACTTCTATCGTGTTGTTGCAATGGACAAAGACATAGCAGGTGGATGGTATGCCACAGAAGATGGACAAACTACATCATGTGCACACTGGTTAGAAGAAGATGACTTCAAAGAGAACGGTGGTGTTATGAATCATGAGATGGTAGACGGTATTGTAAAAAGACGTAAACCATTTACTGTTGACTATTCTGGTTTTGGTTGGTTACTAATCAAGAAGGGTGTGTTTGAACACAAAGAAATGAAATATCCTTGGTTTGCTCCTCAGATGCAAGTCTTTGACTCAGGTGAGGTACAAGACATGTGTGGTGAAGACGTATCATTCTGTCTAGATGCAATCAAAGCAGGTTTTGAAATTTGGATAGATCCTAAATGCAGAGTCGGTCACGAGAAAACTAGAATCATATAGATACAGCGTATGCAATCTATATCCCAAATGGAACTATATGATATCTTCATATCAGGAGAAAAGGTTCACCAATCTATAACTGAGGACGAGATGTTGGACATCACTCAGGACTTAGCAGATGAATTTTACCACTGTGGTTTCCCACATCCAGACGAAATAGAGGTCAAATACTTAGGTCACGAAGACGACCCTCAATAACGAGGGTCTTTTTTTTGCTCTAAATAATGATAAATATACAAGATTATAAGATTTAGTGCCCTCACAGACTTTTTCAAAAGGATTTAATGACATTTCATTGTCTTTCAAACGTCATCCTGTGACGAATGATATCGTTTTGTTGAGAAATGAGGATGCAATAAAAAAATCTGTGCAAAATCTAGTAAGAATTGTTTTAGGTGAGGTATTTTTTGACCGCTTACTAGGTACTAACATTGAAAAGTCACTCTTTGAGTTGACAACGCTCAACCTTACAGATGATATACGTAGTGAAATTGAGACAACAATCAATAACAATGAACCAAGAGTGCAACTGACAGGTATTGGAGTTGACATAACTCCTGATGACAATGCACTTGACATAAAGATAGAGTATAGCATCGTTGGTATGTCAGCACCCTCACAATCAATCAATTTCATATTGGAACCTAACAGGTTATAATGGCACTACAACAATTCACAAACCTCAACTACGAGGATATAAAAACAACCATCAAGGATTATCTGAGGGAGAACTCAAACTTCACAGATATGGATTTCGATGGGTCTAACCTGTCAGTTCTTATAAACTTACTTGCATATAATTCATATATCACAGCATACAATACAAACATGGTTGTCAATGAGACATTCATTGACAGTGCAACTCTTAGAGAAAACGTTGTCTCTCTAGCAAGAAACATAGGTTATGTTCCACGTTCAAGGAGAGCAGCAACAACTGAGGTCAGTTATAACATAACAGATTTAGGAAGTAATACAGAAGTAATAAAGTTTCAACCTGGCATCATAGGTAACGGTAATGCAAATAATGTAAACTATGTGTTCTCTATTCCAGAGGAAGTTACAGGTAATGTAAGTAACGGTCAATCTGACGGAGTGATAAAAGTTTTTCAAGGACAATATCTTACACAAAATTTTGTGATAGATGACTCACAACCTAACCAGAGATTCGTATTACCTAACGATGGTATAGATACATCTACAATTGTTGTAAAGGTGCGTGAGAATTCTTCTAGCACAAGCACAGAGGAATATAAGTTAGTTGACAATATACTTGGTATCACATCTACATCACAGATATACTTGATACAAGAGACAACAGATGAGAAGTATGAGGTGTTATTTGGTGATGGTATATTCGGTAAAAAACTTACCAATGGCAATGTTGTAACTGCATCTTACATAAAGACAGAAGGTAAAGGTGGTAATGGAGTTGCAAGACTCAACTTTGGTGGCACACTGAAAGATCAAGATGGTGCACTACTCTCAGGTTATGAACCTACGTTCACTGTCAACTATCCATCAGAAAGTGGAGACTCAATAGAAGATGTAAGAAGTGTCAGATACTATGCTCCTAGGTTATATTCCTCCCAACACAGAGCAGTGACTGCAAGTGACTACGAGGCAATCATACCCTCAGTATTTCCTAATATTGAGTCTATATCTGCGTTTGGTGGAGAAGAGTTAGATCCACCTAGGTTTGGACGTGTGTACATAGCAGCAAAACCTAAGAATGGTTCTTTCCTCTCTCAGTTCTCTAAGAAACAAATACTAACATCACTCAAGAAGTATTCTGTTGCAGGTATCGTGCCAGAACTTGTTGACTTGAAGTTTTTATATGTCGAACTTGATAGTCACATATACTATAACTCTAACTTTGTGGGTGATCCAGATAATTTGAAGACAAGTGTGTCAGGTGCACTACAAGAATTTGCTAGTGGTACAGAACTCAACAAATTTGGTGGTAGATTCAAGTATAGTCAGGTTCTATCATTGATTGACAGAGTGGATGATTCTATCACAAGTAATATTACAAAGGTAAGGATAAGAAGAAATCTAGAAGCAAAGATAAATCAGTTCGCACAGTATGAGTTGTGTTTTGACAATACATTCCATACTAAGGATGCGAGTTATAACATCAAGTC